GCTACACCAAACTCGTGTTGTGTGCCTGGCTCTGCACACGCCATATAAACATCACCCGCTGCCAAAGAACGGATAGCTTGACCTCTGGTAAGGTAAAGCGGCACGTAATCTAACACTCTCTCAGTCAAGGAAATAATGGTGGGGGCATATTTATCCCACAACTCATCACCCCACAACGAAAGCTCCAACAAGGTAATGTCAACACTATCACACGTGATGTCTCTCATCCACTTTGAACTAGAATTGTAATACGGAATTTGTAACAACGTTTCCAATTTAAGTGGGGAAACAAATCTACCCAACATAGGCTCAAATCGAAAGCCTCGCGATAAAAAGGTCGTGTCAGTCAAACGCATAGAAACAACGTCTGACCCGTCCTTCGCAGCCGAGACTACATCAAAGCCATAGCTTTCCATCTGGACAACCAAAGCCGAGACTTCCTCTGCCGCCAATGGCTGTCGAAAAGCTAGTTGCACATCATCACCGTGTGCCAGTATGACAACTTCATCAAAAAGTATCGAAGGGGGTATGGATCGCAAATCAATCGCTGCCATAGCGAAGGCGCAAACTATCACCATGGTATTAAAGAGCCCTGTCATGAAAACACCGGAAAATGTACCCATATTAACCTCAACGTGGTGGTCACCGACCCACATCAAAACATAAGAGAAAACAATGCATAACTTCTCACGAATGCGATTGTCTGCTTCTGTAGCTCCATGCAAGCTGTACCACCTATTAACGAAATGAACAACAAGTGGCTGATACCAACCTTGGTGAGGGGAAGAATCCATCTTCTTCACATCAAAAGGAAGAACCTCCATATCCATGTACCTTATGGCAACCTCATCCCACTCTTCCGAGTAGGGATTGATTCCAAGAGCACTACAATTGGACAACCTGTTAGCTAAAAACCAACAATGGAATGCGCCGAAATACTGTCGAAAAATTGCATAGTAATGAAGTGGCCAGGGATAAAAGTCCCTCAATCTACCAGCCATGACTTTTGAAATAGGGAGTAATTCATCTTTAAACATCAACTGCACAACAGGGGTTGAAAAGGAATCACCCTTCAATTGGTCCATGACCTCAGTATACTGCTCCATAAAAACACTCAAATAAGGGCCTGAAAACTTATCCCCAAGGCGTTCTCCGAAGATCTCCTTCTTCCTCAATGGCCTAACAACAGGTGTAGTTAAATTATAACCAAAGCCATTGTAAGTGGACCAATCCATAGCAGGCAAAATACCCTCAATGCCATAAACAGCTTCTTCCAAAGTCAAAACATGTGAAATAGCAGGAAGAACCCGCTGAGAATTGACAGAACGTCTAAAATATGCAGTAACCACGTCTGACAGCTGCTCAGAATCTGTGTATTTAACAATTCGATGTCGCCTCAATACAGCCAACTTCTTCGGGTCAACTATCTCACCATCAACCTCAATAGGCATAAAATTGGCGGGAATCTTGGTTCGTGGACTCCAGCCCTCACACAACGGCGTCGGAACGTAACTAGTGGTGTTAGACCGGGAAAAGCCTCGTCTATCAGCCTTCATAGAAATGGGGAAATCAGTATACGACAAACCCGAAGTCACATACGCACCCTCTGGAACATTACAATCTATCTCGAATCTATCAACAGGTTGAACAACTGCCATAGCCTTCTCAACATTGGAAGCTAATAGGGGTGTAAACAACCCATGGTTTCTAACGGAATGCGATGCAAAGAAAATGCCCAAAATCTTATGGGAACGAGAACTGGGATCCTTGACGTACAACAATGACCCGCAATCACCTTGCTCAAAACGGCGAGGGACCGTATACGACTCTACAACCTTATACGTGTGTACTCCATCCGGTGTAACAACCTCAACTGAATGGGGTGTGCGGTAAAAATCTAAATCATACCAAGTAGCAGACCCATTACCATCACGATGAGGAATAACTGCCAATGCACAGCCCTTTTTATAACGGGAATGATCCTCGTCTGAAACTATTTTAGACAAAAGATTCTTGTGAGGGCGGAAAGCTATGCCAGGATCAAAATACAGCAAATCCTGGTCGGCATCAATATACCCAGCAGCGAATTTGGTGAAGGGAAACTCCAAAACATAATCACCGAAACAGCGAGACAAGCGCAACATAAAATTATCTCCCCACTTGTTAACTTCAGCCTTCGTTTGAATCAAAAGCTTAAAATGATGGGGGGCAACACAAACTCTATGCCCAACACACAATACATTTCCAACAAAAGCTCCATCGAAAGTGTATAATTGGTAGCAACTCTTCTGAGACACAGAAGAGGCAATAGAATTCACTGCGTTGTCCTGGGGGTAAAACCTAGAACGCTGCTCAGGCTCTTCTGCACCCTTGGACACATAAGCTGGAGAACGGGTACCTAAGGAACCTTTTAAAACTGGCCGCAAATCCGTCGATTTACCAGCATAAGCCGGCGACCTCGTTCCGTTATTCGCCCGAATAACCGGTTTAATGTCAGTTGACGAACTGTCATAAACAATGGGTTCAGCGTCAGTCTCAACGTCTGGCGACTTCTTGGAAATGGCCTTATATAACGCATATGCTCCAAATATAGATCCAATTAGAGCTGTCCCACCTAAAACCATTTTAACGGCAGGGTGTGTCTCATGCCACTGTCTCTTAGACCACTCAATCCAAGTTTCCTTTTCGAGCTCCAAATCAGCAAGCATCTGTTCAACCGTCGCCTCGTCATCGTCTTCAATATCTGACAATGACAAATCAGCTTGAGACTCCAAATTAAACAGAACTTCTTCACGGTATTCGCTCGTCGATACGTCAGCTTTTGATTTCTTACTAAACCAACCAGCCGCCTCATAACCACTCTGTGGCCATGAAACAGTCTCAATCTCACATTCTTCACCAGCAATCATCTGGGTATATTTTCGCCTAATTCCCTTATACAACTCTCCTTTATCTGCATGTATCGCATTGATCAAATTTTTAACCTCTCGCGGCTCAATAATGACAGAAGACAAATTCTTCCCATGATAATAAGCTGCTATAGCTGCTAATTCCTCTGGGGTAGGGTAAATACCAAAGAAGCGCTCAATCTGTGCAACACACCCATTTGGATCCAAAGGAAACAATGCGCCCGCCAATTCCTCCTTGGTCTCAAAAACCAAATCATCTGGAACAACGGGAACAGATGCCGCACCGAAAGTGGCAACCATTTCCCTAACCATGCCAGTTCTAAATGTCTTTATTAACTTCGCATGCTGTTCACGTCGAGTGCACACACGCGCATACAACTGGTCAACTACCTGTTCCATTGTTAAGGGGGAATCAAAATCCTTTAAATGCTTACCAACCCAACGCCTGGGTTGGAATCTAATGAATTTAGGATCAACAGAATCTATTTTGGAAAAATCCAATCTAGTAGGGTTCTCAGGGTCTGCAAATTCAGGAGCAGGAACGACTCTAAAGCTAAAATCGATACGTCTAGTCACAGCCTCGAAAGAACGGACCGGAGCATCATGAGGGATGTAATCAATATTAGAAGTCATAAACACTAACTCTGACACAAAACGAGTAGAGTCCTTGTCCTCAAGCTTTGCCATATTCAAGGAATAAGGATTAATATTCATCATAGAAATTATGGTAGAATATATGTTCTTGTAAGCTTGATTCGCAGCTTCCTTATCAGCGTCCATTTCATCAAATAACGCAATACGCTGCCCTCTATAGCCAGACCAGAAATCATCACCAACCGGTCTTACATATAGCGCTGTCTCCATATTATCCACGACTCTCTTAGCATCTTCAGGGCCGGTGGCCATTTTCACTGCCAATAGCCGTGCCATGTAA